CATGCGCGCTTCTGTAGGTGGCTCTAACAAGTTTGCACTGCCTGAAGCGGTTGGCATTGGTACCCCGGCAATCAGCTCTTGCACTTGAAAATCCGCCAAAGCGAGATCATAAGTGGTCAATATGTTTGCTGTAAATTTCTCACTATCTATGGGTACTTGCACAAAACCACGAATTGTGTTTATATTCCTCACGTCATAACTAGCTGCTCTAGCATTCCATAGTGGTTGTGTTTGTAAAACTGTTTCTGCTCTTGTCCAGTAACAAACAACTGCACAATCTGCAAGACTTTCAAAACTAGAACCAAAGCTATTGTACCTCTCTTCTACAAATTCAAGTTGATAACTTACAGGCATGTCTAGCGTTGCCGGAGTCACTGGTGGCATCGCTATACTCACATCATTTGCAGCAAAAATGCGATGTGTACCATTCCGTAATGGGTGTGTATAGTTAACTGTATAGCCCTGCCACCTGCTAACAACACCATTAGCCCATAAATCATTATAGTTGTAGGCCTTTCTATATCTTCCCTTATAATACTGATGGACCGCGGGATTAATTGAAAATACTGATGAGTAAGGGGTGCCAGCCATTAGTGACCCGCCCAACCCTGTTATAAGTGCCACGCCTGATGGACCAGCCATAGAGTTAAGTATTAAATCGTTATTTCGACCTGCTACATAACCGTAGTCAGCAATATGGTCTATAGTTATATTGCCAAATTTCATGTTTATAGTATAATAATCTCTTAACTTACCTTCTAACTGAGTAAAAACACCTGGCATGACAGGTTTAGGCACCGCCCTCCCTATCATCGCTGAAAACATCGAGTCTGCCCTAGTTGACGCATCTAAAGCATCAGCGTTATTGCCGTGGATTCTCTGTAGTATGTCCTCTATATGCTTAGCATTATGAGTAAACATATATTCACCCCAATACCAAGCAGTGTTAGCAAGCATTGATTCTAATATATTAGAGTCATTTGGTCTAGTTAGTTCACTCAACGTCTTGATAGCGTCCACCGATGTGGCAACACCATCTCCTTGTAGTAAGAAGTGAAATGCTGCCCTTTTCAACCCCAGTTTAGGCAAGCTTAACCTTCTCGGTAGGTGAGTCCACCAATGTGACTCTACCGTTTCATTTGCCGGTTGAGCCAACCAGTACTTAGCCGCTATTATGGCAGATTGCATATCTTCATGTAGTCTATGGTTTACCACAAACTTAATAATGATAGCTCGCATATCTGCAGCTGAGTAAGTACAATCTGTGTATAAATTTTCAGGCCCGTGATGCACATATATACTATTCTGTACAATTGCTAAGTCAATGTCTTGATCAATGAGAAAAGGAGTAGTTCTCAGGTTACCACACAACATTTTGTTCAATATGGCTGTCTCTTGAGTATTGAATCCTGACAAGTTAAGATATCCAGCCGCATTTACTAACCTGTCTACTAGAGCATCTTGACTTATATTGTTCACGTTATATGCAGATAGGTTCCTACGTAATTCATTATGAGTCGCATTCAAATAAGTAGGCACGATAAACCGCCCACGTTTAAATCCATAATGGTTACCATAAGTAGGCCCACTCTCACTATGCCCGTCATTATACTTGTACATCTCCCACACATGACGTCGGTTCTCAAAGAAAGAGTTGAGATATACAGGATTATCTATCATATTCCCGTCACCATCATTAACTCTTGCTGCTGGTAGCGTGTCATACCAAGTGTGTATTTCTTCAATTAACTTTTGGGTACCAAAATCTGCTCGTGGGAGTGCTGCCCCAGTATTACCACGCGCCACTAACCTGACTAGTAGATCAAGTTTTTTCTCAGCGTCTACCTCGTCAATAAAAGGCTTCAAGTCGGGGGCGCTTATTCTGATTAGATAGTCTGTTTTTTCCATTCTCTCCGCTATTCTTAAATTTTGGTAGTGTGCATACATCAAGTATAATAACGCTATAGCATTATCATAGTAATCTGCTGCAAATACTGCATTATAGAGACGCCCATATCTAGCCTCTTTAACATCAGACGTCACTCCTAGTTCACGGAGGCGTTTAATTATAGCAGCCTCGTTAGGTAATCCCTCTGTGGTTATAAATTGCTTGTTCATCCCAAAGTAACTGTGCTTTTCAAATGATAATTCTACTGTTTGTTTTATACCATATACAGTAGCATATGATGCACATTTAGTCCTTCGGCGCAATTGGAACTTTTCACCTGAAGCTTCATCCAAAGAGCTTGGGGACATACCAGCTATTTTGTTGGCCTCTGAACTTTGCAACACATCCCTGCGTTGCTGCTGGTAATCACCAACATGTATTTTTTCCTTAGATACGGAGGATACCCCCAAACCTAAGTTGGTCTTGACCATGATAAGGCCGTTTTTAAACGATTCAATCGTTCCGTTCGTGTTTATGATGTTTTTAAGGTAATCCATTGTAAGTGGTTTGAGTGCGGGTTAGATTTCTTCAATGTTGG